TTACCACCGAACAAACCAGATAGTTTGCCTTTAACGTCGTCCATAGAGTAATAACGCTGTTCCGATGGGTTACGATCAAAAGGGTTAGCCTTACCAGCTACATACTTACGACCATCTTCTTCACGGTAATTTACTTTGCCACCAAGAATACCTTCGTCTTCTTTATCGTAGGTCTTACCACCTTCGTTAAACTTTTTCATTTTACGTTTCATGATTCATCCTTTGCCCAATGAGCTGATCAATTTTTGCCTCAAGGCGGTTAAAACGTTGATCAATGTGGTCAGTAATACGCTCAACTTCAGCTTTAGTGACGTTATCACGGGCGATCTCCTCACGAGTTCTGTTGAGCAAAATAGTAATACGCGCAAGCTCAGAGAACTTCTCGTGAGCTATGTAAGCAAATAATCCGGTGAACAGTGTTAGCCCACCAGTCCAAGCAATTGTAAGTTCCATATTAGTCAGCACTTCCATGCCCTTAAACTTTTATTGATGCGGCTATTCGGATCATTTGCTGTTTTCGCAGATGTAAGCTTCTTTTTCATACCTGACATACGGGCGCAGAACGACTCTTTCCTTGAACCGCCTTCCGGCTGGGGAGGTTTCAAATTCATGCCTTGCTTTTTCGCGGAGGCTCTCCCCTTGGCGTTCAAACCCCCAGCGGGGTTCTTGCCTTCTTTTCTCTGCCATGCAGGAGTCTTAGCCATAGAACACCGTTACTTTTGCCGATGTTGGTACTGTTACATGTACATCCGTTGTAAACAAAATACCTTCGCCGGGGATTAAGTTTGCAAATGGGTTGTTTGTGTTAGCAGGGACATTAAATTGCAGTCTAATAACGCCTGTTGCGCCACCGTCTCTAAAAATAATATCGCCAGCAGTGCCACCAGATAAACATTGGTAGCCCTTAACACGAGTGCGCCCCGTAACCATAGTGCCTGTCGCCTCAACGTGAGATGACTTAACGTCTGTTTGCATCATGATGATGCCTCCCTATTATTGTTGAGTAGCAGTAGGGTTAGCGTTGCCATTAGTGTCACGAACAACATACTGAATTACAACAGTAGCAGCACCAGTAGTTAAAGAAGTACCAGTAGCAGTGTAAGTAATTAAGTCGTCAGTAGTGCCAGTATTAGCAGCAAGAGCAGCGAAAGTAGAAGCAATCGTTACACTAATAAAGCCAGTTGAAGTAATAGTAGAAGCTGTAGCTACATCAGTACCACCGATAGTGATCTTTAATGTAGTAGCGGAGCTAAAGTCAGCAGACGTAATGATCTGAACGCCAGTAATTAACGAGCCAGCAGGGATTGAACCTAAAGTGCCAGTCAATGAATTAGTAAACGTGGTAAAAGTTACAGGAATGGTTTGGGCAACAACAGTTGCGCCTAAATTGCGAACAGTGCCAGCAGTGGTACCGGTTGTATTTTTAACAGTACCGAGCAGCCAAGGGCCTAGGTGTGTAGCGAAACCCATGATATATATCCTCACATGCGAGTTAAGTACGCCAATCTGCATGTTGCTAGCCGGGGCTATTTGACGTACCGGAAATCCCGGTTTGTTACTTTATACCATAAAAAAGGGGGGTCGTAACCCCCCTTTCATTACTTAGGCTGCGCCGGGTGAACCGTACATGCCAAGTGGATCAGACCAACCGAACGAATAACGCTCACGAGACTTGTAACGTACGTTACCTGTATCGAAATCACCATCCATTGAGTTAGCCAGTGGGCTACGAACAAAGTGCTTCATGCCGTTTGGAACGTCGGTAGTTAAATACCAGCCGTTGTTGTCGGTCAAGAAGTGATTGATTGTGTAGCCTTCTGGGATTGAACCATTGTTCTTCAATGCGTTTACGTCGTTGTCAGTAGTACCAACACGGAGTTCGGTCTCTAACAGGCGAGTTGCAACGAATTGCAGAGCAGGTGGAACGATCAATTTCTTAGGCTTAGCAGCGATCAACAGACCACGTTCATCAGTCCATGCAGCGATCTGAATAACAGCGTTTTCCAACGAAGTTTCGTTCAAGTCAGCAGCAGTTGATGGAGTGTTACCGTTGGTGCCACCAGAAACTAAAGGATGCGCAGTATTGAATAAAGATACGCCGTCGCCGCCTGTGTAGGCATTGCTGAAGCCATTGTTCAATACGTTTGCAGCTTTAACTTGCTTGGTATAAGACATTGCACGAGCCAAAGCCTTGGTGTAACGAGCTGATAACGAGTCATACAAGTTATCTTCGATTGCTTCTTCAGTTAAAGAGAAGCCCAAAGCGATTGTTTCGTGGTTGTAACGTGCTGTCCATGCTTCTTGTGCATTGTCGTAACGAATAGCAGAACCTTCGTTTTTGACTGGTGCAGCGCTGAAGCCTGACAGTTTTGTTTCTTCTTCGAAGCTACGTTCCGATGTTTCGGTTTCGTAGATTTCTTTATGCTCTTCGCCGTAGCGAGCATATTCCAAACCAAACAGAGCATTTAAGCCCGGTAAGAGTTCTTTTAATAGTTGTGCGCGTGAAATAGCCATTATTTACTCCTTAAGCACCAGTGGCAGAATAGTAGCCATGCAGACTTTGGTTCAACTTAACCAAGACTTCTGGGTACTGGGTGAATACGATTGTTGAGCTTGCAACAAATGCAGTTGCAGGCGGCTGATTCAACACAACAGTAGTTGCGCCCGCAGAAGCAGCGGTATCAACAAATGAACCTGAAGCAATGATCTGACCATTAGATGCAACTGAAGCAACGTCTGTTCCTACCGGTAACGCAAAAGGTATTGCAGAAACAGTGATCGTGTTGGTAGAGATACTTGAGTATGTTGCACTGCCTAAACTAACAGCAGTATCAGGAACAACACCAATTACACGTAATGGCAGAGTAGTTGTTACTGGGGTATCAGTAGGCGCTAAAACAGCATTTGCTGAATTACCAGTATTTGTGCTGCCAGTGTTGTTAATAGCGCTGACGTTGCAACCAACGATTGCGTTTGAGCCAGAAGCCATAACTACACCAGAAGAACAAACAGCAGCTTTAAACACTGCATCTGGATCATCAGATACGTAAGCTTGTGCATCGCCAGCCAGAGTACCAGAAGGCCAGTATTGGCTGAACTGCTTTTGCTTAGTAACAGGGCTAGTAAAAGTGCAGCCCAAGAAAATACCAACGGTTTGATTCAGAGTTGTGCCAGTAGTTACTGAAGCACGCTCTAAACGACCACGAGATAAAACAACAAAATCGCCGTAGAAAATGTCGGTTGAATAACCGTAAATGATAGGGTACATGCGGGTTGAACCTGCAAATACTTGACCACCAATCAAATTCACTGGCTGTAGGCCGTAAGGCTTGTCTACAACAGGATATGCCATATTTGACTCCAAAAAAAGTTTTAAATTAACCTTTACCAAACGATGTAGACGATTTGCGCTCCGCAAAGAGTGGCATACGTACATCGCTTTCTCGCATAAAGCTATTGTCAATTGCAGTCGTCTGAGCTTGTGTCTGATTCTCGAAATGTTTATTCCGTTGATCTACAAACTCTTGTGGCGTCTTGCACAACAATAACCCACCAATCTCAACGTTGTCTTTAAAACGACTGTTAGGATCAATTAGCAGTTGAAATCTTGGTTGTTCCGACACTTTCACAGGTTCCCATCCTTCGCGTAGCTTGCCTGACAAGTTGCGGGGATCGGCCTTATCTAAGGTCGAAATACGAATCCATCTATACGCAAAACCCGGCTGCTTATCCGGTTCTGGTAGTGTCTCAGCAGGCGCCCATTGCTTTGGACGTTCTACTTCTTTACGGGATTCAAGTTCACGAGTAAGTCTATTAGTAGTCATAATTATTTCTCCAGTTTAAGTACTTCACGAGCATATTGCTCCGGTGTCAGTCTAAATTTTTTCGCCAGCGCCGCTTGTGTCGCTGTCAACTTAATCTGCTTCGGAGCCGTACTCCGCTTAGCTGAAGCTACGACTGTACTAGGCTTACTTCTTTGAGCTTTCTGTGGCTCTGGCTCCCTGTTTTCAGGGAAGGATTCTGGAAACCGTTTACGGATCGTTTTGTCGATGCGCTCGTAATAATCGTCAGTACCAATATATTCAGGGCCGTACTCACGATACAGTTTCATATGCAGACCCTTTGCCGCTTCGGTCATCTCCTCGTCCTTATTGAACCAGTTTGAATTCCGACGCTGCCATGCTGCATACTTTGGATCAGGTTGCTGCTGTCTGTTGTCAGCTTGTGATCTTTCCGGCAGTTTTACCTCAATTTCTTCGTCTTGTAAAGTGGGTTTAAAGTTTTTTGCACGATCCAACTTTAAACTAGCATTAGTTAAGGCTTGCTGTGCTTCAATTAACTTCTCAGAGTCGCCCGAATCATATGCTTCACGATACTCACGCTTAGCCATCTCGACTTCTTTTTCAGCAGAATCCTGCATCGTAGAGATGTAAACCTGCTCGCCAGACGCTAGGGTAGACTTAAGGCGCTTATTCTCCTCAAGTATGCTTTGAGCCATCCGTAGAGCTTCTTCTTGCTCACGGTAAGCTGCTTCCTTCTCCCTACGCTCGTCGTGCCAAGCTTTCTTGTACTGCTTAAACTTAGTAACTACTTCTTCGGGATACTCACCGCCGTCCTCTGGGGCTTCCAGTGAGTTAATAATATCTTTAGGGAGGGGTTCCTTACCACGATCCTCTTCCGGTGTATCGTCTTCGATCTCGACGGTGAACTCTTCTTCATCCTCGTCATCCTTCATAGACACCTTAGACTCAAGTTCGTCAGGGAATTTGTACTCTTCTTTATCAAAATCTGGCATATAGCCTCCTTATGCTCGTGAAATACCGCGTGGATCGTCAACAACCGCTTCAACTGAATCATCATTAATTAGACGGAACTCGCGTCCATGAATCTTCAATCTAGTACCGCTGTTCGGGCGTGCGAGGATAAAGTCTCCCTCTTTACACCACGGACCTGACGTAAACCGTTCACCTTTATAGGCGTCTGGACCCAACTTCACGACAAAGAAGACCGTACTAAGGACTTCCTCATAATGCTTAGTTGTATCTGCCTTAATTAACCCGCTCTCGTACTTCTCTTCGATCTCAGGTATTGCCACCAGAATGTGATACCCAGATGGGGTAGGCAGTTGTGTTGCTCTTTCTTCCGCTGTTTGTGGCAGGGTCGAAACTTCACCGCTGTCTGTAGCGATTACTATTTCAGTCATCGTTTTGCTCCATGTTTTTTGCGAGGTCTACAAGATAAATCTCCACTGCGGAAAGGCCTCGAATCTCGCCGCAAATGAATTGGTACTCGTCATAGGTCTTGGCTGCTTTGTTTGCCAGCGCATCGGATAGTTGTGACCGACGCTCCCTTATTTCTTTAAGTGCCGCTTCGATTATGTTCACTTATTCTTTCCTTTTTGTGGGGGTTTACTAATAGACGCTTGCTGCATACGTTGTTTGTTCATTTCCATACCTTGACGGAAGCCTTCCAGCTCCATTTGTGTATCATTTCTTTGCTTATCTGCGGTATGTTTCATCGCCATATTCGCCCCAGCAATCTCTTTCTGCGCATTAATTCGCTCCATTTCAATCTGCATCTGCTTGTCTTTTGCAGCCGCATCGAGTTGATCTTTCGCAATCTTGCGCTGAACCTCTGCTTGCTTGATCTGCAATTCTTGCATTTGCATCTGAATGATAGGGTCTTGCATCTGCTGCTGAGCTTGCTGTTGTTGAGCTTCTTGTTGGTTACGTTGTAGTATCTGTTGTGACGCTTGAGCTGCCATCTGTGCGATACGGTTTTCCATTTCCTTCGGTATCTCTTGATCATCGTCATCCTCAAAGTCAGGAATCTCCATACCAATAGAAGCTTCAATCTGTTTCTTATACTCATACCCAACATGCTCGTTGATGTGTGCGTGCATGGCTGCCATCATTACTTGTGCTGACTGTGGGTCTTGTCCTACGATTGACTGTATCTTCGGGTCTTGCATCGCTGCCATGTGTACAGAAATATGCGCTTGATGATCTTGGAATACAAACGCTTTAGCAGGTTTGCCTTTTAAAATGTCGATATTTTCTGTAACAGGGTCGCGTGGACGTCTGTCTTCATTCATCGGTACTAACTTAGCTGCGTTCTTAATACCTAATACTTCAATCATCTGACGATGTAGAAGTGGCATGTCATATAGCTGTGGTGCTGATTGAGCTAACTGAAATACCGCCTGATACTGAACAACCTTTTGCGACATAGTCGCAGCGTTTGGATCAGAGACAGGTATAACATCACACATGTCGTAATCACTTTGCTTTGCGGTTCTATTGCCGATGTCTGGCTCATACTCATAATCAGGTGGAGCAAAGTCACGTACTATGTCTTTTAATAGGCGGAACTCTTCATGCATAGCGTAGTGAATACGCGCTTGAACCGCTGACATTACTTTCAGGGTTCTCTCTAAAATAGCTAGTGTGGTTCCAACTGGGGAGTTAGCGGACATATCAGATACTTTCATATCAGCCGCACTAGCAAACCTACGTCCATCTTCAATGATCTGATTCATCAAAGAGGCTAATACTGTACTTGGCTCCTTGTATGGGAGCATCATGATGTTGTCTTTAACAGCACCACTTGGTATATCTACGTCACGGAATTCACCCGGTGCGATTGGTGTATCGTCTCCTTTGATTCGCATCCCGCGAGCTTTAAGTCCACCCGGAAGGTTCGAGAGGGTCCCTGCATCAACGAGTTGACGGAGAATGGATGTGCCTGACTTTGCAAAAGCTCCGATAAGGTGAATGAGACCGAAGCAGTAGAAACCAAAGCCCGGTATATACCCATAGTGAACGAAATGGTTTCGTTTTTGTCTTGTTTTGTCATCAGGCTTCCAATTACGACGGATAGCTAGAATTGTTTGTGTTGACTTCTCAATAGTAACTACGTAAGGCAATGCTATACCGTCTTCATCTTCAAAGCCCGGTAAGTCTAAGTCAACATGCATCTCTAAGAGCTTGTAACGATCATCCGTTGTAGCTCTAAAGCCTAACTTCTCTGCAATCTTCTTCTCTACTTCTTCAATAGAGTTAACAGGGTCACCTAAGTCTGCATCTAAATAGAAGCCCGCTACTTGTAGCTTACGTAACTCGTTCTCAGTCTTACGCATCACATGTGTAACACGCTCTGCCGTTTTGAGAGACGACGCGCCGTATGGAACAACTACATCTTCAGATGGAATGTATATCGCTGTTTC